TATTCAATAAAAAATACTGGCTACCTTGCGGATGTAATAAAAAAAGATGGAACGAATGGGTAGATAAATTGAATGAACATTTTTTAAGCATAGACCAGCCAGAATGAATGTAATAGAAAAATACGAAAAAGCTACTGTCGGTTTATTAAATCTAGATGGTTGGAATTTAGAATGGTGTGGAGATAAAAACACTTTCTATGATGCAAAAGGATACACGCCAAAGGGATTGCCTTGCGTAATCGAAATGAAATTCCGAAGAAAATACTACGAGACTAAAATGATAGAGAAGTCTAAGTATGATAGACTAATGAGTCTGCCTGAAGATGTGGTAAAAATATACTTCGTTAATGATCCTAAAGGTAACTATACGTTTTGGTTAAACACGTTAGAGCTACCAAAGTCTGAAAATTCAAACTGTCCTAAGACTACAATGTGGGACAATACTAAAATACAGAAAGAGGTTTATATGCTTACAGAAAAACAAGCTAGTCTCATTAATAGGAATGAGCAAAGCACACATATAAATCCTTATGAGGAGTACTTTAATAAAAAAGATTGTTAATAAGTTTGTTAATATCGTTGTTTTTATATATCTTGCATATCGATATTTATAACAAAACAATGAAATGAAGACTAATTTACTAGACAAGCAATTGTATAACGCAAACTTCCAAGTTGTAGGAAAACAGCTTATAGCTTGGAAAGACGCTAGACCAGACAATAAGACTTTTGATAATCTAATCAAATGCGTTACAGAGATGTATTTCTATACTAATAACTTAGAGATGCGTAATATTACTCTAGACACACTTTTAGATAAGCAGAGGGATGAGAACTTTAAGTTAAGAGAGAAACTACAAGCACTAACAAGATAATGAATAAGGTAACAGACAACTACACAGATGGAGACTTTAATGAGTATGAGGTAGAGTATATATATAGCTTAGGCACACAAGGCAGCTATTCTTATCCTCCAGATCCTCATAAGCTAGAAGTATTAGAAGTTTATGATTTTCAAAATAGATCCGTTGTTACGGATACAAAATTAATAGAAGAGATAGAAGACTATTTTTACGACAAACTAAATGATAACTAAAATGACACACAAAATTTTACCTACTGGCTTACACGCTATAACAGACAAAAGAGGAAGAGTACACGTATACACAGAACAAGAGTATCAGCATATTAGCTGGTGGTCAAAAGTAAAACTTAAATACGACTGGTAATGAAACTTAGACTTCGTAAATTACTAAGAAACTACACAAGGTCAAGGAGAGGGGTTAAGGAGCATTGGTATGAGTCTTCTGATTGTTGCGGTGCTGGTCGATGGAATGAAACAGATATATGTATGGAATGTAGGGAACACGCAGAATTTATAGAAATATTACAACAATAAAAACTATGGAGATTTTAAAACACGTATTAGGAGTATGTGACGATTGGTATCACGTAAATATATTTACAGTCGCTGCTTTAATTATAGGAGTAACTTTACTAAAAAGAATCAATAACCAACTAAGAAAATTTATAAAAAAATGAAATTCACTATAAACATAGAGTATTTAGGGAAGCGAGAAAACATACGAGATGCAGACAAAGATTTTTATCATTTAACATTCAAGACATACAATGCAGAGGTAACTGGTAAATTTGAACGTAGTGAGATACGACACATAATAGAGCAATTAGATAACGCAATTATATGAAGATAAAACTATTAGATAACACAGAACACGATCAACAAGAATTAGTAGACAATGCTTACTCAGATGAGTTTTACTATGGCTACTTAGGCAAGGCAGCTTTTTCTTCTAGTAATTTAAAGTTACTATTAGATAGTCCAAAGACGTATCACTATACTATGAAGTACGGGAGAGAGCAAAGCAGTCAAGCATTACGTGATGGATGGCTATTCCATACAATGATACTAGAGCCAGAAAAAATGGATGACGTTGTAATTATAGACGTGCAGAGCAAGAACACTAAAAAGTTTAAAGAGGCTAAAGAAGAATATCCAGACGTATTTACAAAAAAAGAGTTGAATGACGCAGAGAGGTTAGTAGATGCAATAAGTAAAAATTCTAGGGCAATGGAGCTAATGAGAGATAGCCGAACAGAGATCCCAGCAGTAGGAGAATTATTTGGCTATCCTTTTAGAGCTAAGGCAGACATCTTAAAAAACAAAGGAGGGATAGTAGATTTAAAAACTACAATAGACGTAAGAAACCTTAATAGGTCAGCTTATAAATTTAGATACTTCCTCCAAGTATATATCTACTGCGAGTTGTTTAAGTGTAGCTACAAAGACTTTAAATTCCTATGTATAGACAAAAAGAATTTAGATATAGCAGTATGGGATGTGTCTAAGGAGTTTTATGAAGTAGGAGAGGAGCAAGTACAAAGAGCTATACAAATATATGAAGATTACAAAAGAGAAGATTTTGACGTTAATGACTTTACTATAACTGGAACACTATGATAAATAAAAGAGAAAGAGATTTGAATTACATAAAAGACCGTATAAAGTTTTATACTGGACTAGACGTAAGAACAGATACAAGAAAAAGAGAATATGTATACGCTAGAATTATATTCAATAAAATACTAAGAGAACACTTTATGATGACTATGTCTACGATAGCAAATTATCTAGGTAGGTCACACGCATCGATAGTACACTCTATGAAGAACTTCGAAACTATAGAAAAGTATGAGCCTAACTTTTATAAGGTGTATCAGTACATACTCCTAGAGATGGAGTCGGAGCAAATAGTTATAGGTAAAAAACCAATGGGAGAGAAACAAGATATAGATAAAGACGTACTAAAAGTAAGAGAGGCAATAAAAAAAGCAATAGATAGTTTACAAATAGTTTAAAATTAGCGTTATATTATAAAAGACTTACTTATGGCTTACGACACAGAAGAGATGATTAAAGATTGTTTAAAGGCAATAAAAGACAATAACTTAATATTCATAGGGGATATATTCGCATATACCGCCTTTACTAAGGCTACATTCTATAATCATAAACTAGACGAATTAGACGATATAAAAAGAGCGTTATCAAAAAATAGGATTAATATGAAAGTAGATATGAGGGACAAATGGTACAAGTCAGACAACCCTACACTACAAATAGGATTAATGAAACTGATAGCGGATGATGAAGAGGCACACAGACTCAATGGAACAAAGAGAGAAATAAAACACGATACAACAGACAAAGAGATAAACATAAAGATTCATAGATAGTGGATGTAAATGTCAATGTAGTATTTGAGCATCTTTTAGATAGTCAGAAAAAAATAGTAGTAGAGCAAGGAGGGACTAGGTCTGGGAAGACTTATAACATTTTGCTCTTTATTATATTTCACTATTGCCAAACACATACTGGTAAGACTATCACTATATGTCGTAAAACGTTTCCAGCTCTTAGGTCATCAGTAATGCGAGACTTCATAGACATACTTAAAATACATAATAAGTACTTAGAGTCTAATCATAATAAAAGTAATAGCGAGTATCAGTTAGATGGTAACCTTATAGAGTTTATTAGTGTAGATCAGCCACAAAAGATTAGAGGTCGTAAGAGAGAGTTTTTATTTATAAACGAGGCTAACGAGTTAGACTATGAGGACTGGCAACAGTTGGTATTTAGAACAACCGAGAAGATAGTTATAGACTTTAACCCATCAGATTTTTATCATTGGATATACGACAAGGTTATCCCAAGAGAAGACGTAGAGTTTTATAAGACCACATACCTAGATAACAAATTCCTAGACTCTAGCATTATAGAGGAGATAGAGAGACTAAAAGAAACAGATGATCATTACTGGAGGATATACGGACTAGGAGAGAGAGGGTATAGTAAAGCAACTATATTTAAATACTATGAGACAGACAAAGTGCCAGACGATGCGGAGTTTGTTAGCTTTGGTTTAGATTACGGATACACAAACGATCCGACAGCTATGGTGGGCGTATGGAAGAGAGGCTATGACTTATACATAAAAGAGTACATATTCCAAACTATGATGACTGGAAGAGACATACACCAAAGACTAAAAGACTTAGGAATACAGAGAGACCTAATCTTTGCAGACTCAGCAGAGCCTAGATTAAATGACGAGCTTAGGAAGATGGGTTGGAATGTAAGACCTAGTGTAAAGGGTAAAGACTCTATCAATGCTGGTATAGACTTACTAAAGAGATTCAAGATACATATCACTAAAGACAGCCATAACGCTATACAAGAATTTAGGGACTATAAGTGGAAAGAAGACAAGAGCGGTAAACTAACCAATCAACCAGAGCCAAAGAACGACCATTTAATTGACAGCACAAGATACGCTTGTTATTCAATAATGAGTCAGCCTAACTTTGGAAAGTATGCAATTTTATAAAAAAAGAAATAATTTATACGTTATATTAATATGAAGTTACAAGTAAATGTACCTAACCGATTAACAGAAATACCTTTAAGTGACTATGTCAAATATCTAAAGGTAATAGATGCGAATGAAGAAGATGAGTATAGCGAGGTTTTTATTCATCAAAAAGTGTTAGAGATCTTTTGTAAGGTACCGCTTATAGAGGCAGTAGAATACAAGATGTCGGATATAAGAAAAGTCGTAAACATAATAACGATAACCTTAAACGAACAGCCAGATCTGGTACATACATTTAAGTTAGGAGATACGGAGTTTGGGTTTATACCTAAGCTAGATGATATGACCTTTGGAGAGTATATAGACATAGACAGAAACTTAGGGGACTGGGACAATATGTATAAAGTGATGGCAGTATTATACAGACCGATTAAACAGAAAGTTGGCAGTAAGTATTTAATAGAAGAGTATAAGGGAGACCGTTATTACGATGCAATGATTCATACACCAATGGATGCGGTTATCAGTAGTATGGTTTTTTTTTACAATTTAGGGAAAGAGTTGTCAGTAGCTATGACGAATTATTTGGATCAAATGGGGATGGAGGACTCGACGCTACAAGCAACTTTACAAGCAAGTGGGGTTGGTATCAGTCGATTCAAGCACTCGCTGGGTATGATGTTAGAAGACTAGACGAGGTAACTAGTTTGAATGTGCATAAGTGTTTATACG